GATCCGTCGTGGCAACTGGTCAACTTTGACATTAACAAGACGTTTGTTAGGAATTTGGAAGTGGAAGACGGCATGACGATGAATCAGTATTTTGCCCATGCCAGCCAATCACAGGATGGACGACCGCGTATGTTTGTTGCTCCGACCTTTCGAGATGCGGTCTATCATGAATCCGTCCATTATTACCACGTCACCAAGCTCGGCAAAGAGAATCCATTGGTCAAAGACCTGTATCGACGCGCTACCAATTCCGGCCTGATTGACCACATTAGCGGCTACGCTGCCACCAACGCTGATGAGTTCTTTGCAGAGATGGCAACACAGGCTCGCTTGCGTCCTGCCGGAGCGGCTAAGTTTATTGACGCCATCGGCGCTACTGATATTTGGGAGCTAATTGCACCATGATACCTGCAAACATTTGTGTTCTTTGCGCCCATCTCGACGACAAACAGACATGCGCCGCGTTCCCGCAGGGAATCCCTGCTGAAATCTGGAAGGGTGAGGTTGACCATCACGATCCGTATCCGGGCGATAACGGTATCCAGTTCAAGCGAGATGTATCACGCTCAGAAGATCAATTGAGATTTGAGCCGGAATTTGATTCATGACCGAAACTGCCATCACCACCACCACCACAGCCGTAGTTTGGCAAGAGCTTAGAGACGAGCGCGGCAAGCTGTGCGCGCGCATCGACGGGCGGCTGCTGCTGCTGGAAGTGCGTAGGAACGGCGAAACGGCCATCTTTGATCTACGTGAATACGTGGCAATCCTGACCAGGCTTGAAATTGAACTAGATGTAGAGTAGGATATAGGCAACAGCAACTAAATAGCAGTAGACCACACGATGGCCGCCTATCCGCGAGGATAGCCGGCCATTTTTTATTCCCTTAAGGAGTCTGCCGAGATGGCTGACGATGCAACCCCGCAAGATGCGGAGCAAACAGCACAAGCACAAGACCTTTCACCTTTCAACTTCGACAGTTGGCTCGGCGAGCAGCCTGAGCATGTACGCAGCGGGCTAGACGCCCACACTGCGGGCTTGCGTAGCGCCCTTGAGTCAGAGCGCACGCAGCGCAAGCAATTCAGCAAAGAACTACGTGACCTGACGGCAAAGGCTGAGCAGGGTAGCGAGGCGCAAAAGACGCTGGGCGAGATGACCAGCCGTCTTGAGCAGGCAGAACAGCGGGCGGCCTTTTACGAGGAAGCGGGCAGGGCGGAGATCGCCTGTAGCAATCCACGCGCCGCTTTCCTGGTCGCAAGCGCCGAGGGGCTGTTCACCAAACGAGGCGATCCTGACTGGCCTGCCATCAAAGCGGCTGCGCCTGAACTGTTTGGGCGCAAGACGACGCCGCCCGGCAATGCCGGCAGCGGCAACGGCTCGCCGCCTGCATCACCTTCAATGAACGATTTCATACGCGCCGCAAGTGGGCGCAGATAGGATAGACAAGTGCCGTACAATTCTGTGATCGATCGCACTGACTCCGCCTCGCTCATCCCCGAAGGTGTGGCGCGTGACATCGTGAAGGGCGTAGCGGCCACCAATCCGCTGCTGCAACTGGCGCGCAGGCTGCCCGATATGCCCGGCAGCCGCACGCGTATGCCTGTCCTTTCCGCCTTCGCCACCGCCTACTTTGTGGCAGCCGATACCGGCCTCAAGCAAACAAGCGAAATCGCCTGGGCCAATAAGTACATTGACGCTGAGGAACTGGCGGTAATCGTGCCCATCCCCGAAGCCGTCTTGGATGATGCCGGCTATGACATCTGGGCGGAAGTGCGGCCTGAGATCGTCAACGCCATTAACTTCGCCCTCAACCGCGCCGTCTTGTTTGGCACGGGCATTCCGGCCTCATGGACGACCAATATGGGCGGCGCCGGGCTGCTTGCCGTCATCACCGCAGCCGGCAATCTGGTCGATTCCAGCGTGCATACAGGCGATCTCTACGACGAAATCATGGGGCCGACCGGCGTCATTGCCAAAGTCGAGGAAGACGGCTTTATGGTCAACGGCCATATTGCCGCTCTGAGTTTGCGCGGGGCGCTGCGTGGTATGCGCGAACAGATTTGGAATGGAACGGCGCTGGTGGCAGGCGGCGCGCCGATCTTTGTGACGACCATGCAGGAAACGGCGCGCTATGCCTTAGACGGCGCGCCCATCTACTTCCCGACCGACGGCAGCATCGACCCCGCCGTGGCAACGCTCTTTAGCGGGCAATGGGATCAGCTGGTGTGGGCTATGCGCCAGGACATCACCTTCAAAATTCTCGACCAGGCCGTCATCACCGACGCCGCAGGGCTGGTCATCTACAACTTGCCGCAGCAGGACATGGTCGCCTTGCGCGCTACGATGCGTCTGGGCTTTGCCCTACCCAATCCGATCAGCCGCGTCAACCAGAACGCAGCCACGCGCCTGGCCTTTTCGGCGCTGCAACCGTAACTATGCGCCCGTTGCAAGCATACTTGCGCAGCAAAAGGCGGAAATGATGAGTGGTTACTCTGGCGGTAGTGATGCCGCCGATGTCACGCGTCTACGGCGCATGGTGGCGGAGCCGACGACAACCATCTACAGCGACGCCGATCTGGTGGCATGTATCGAGCGTTACCCCGTGCCCGACCCTGACGACATCTACCCGGACGAAGCCGGTTGGCTACCCTCCTTTGACCTGGCGCTGGCGGCTGCTGAAATCTGGGGAGAGAAAGCAGCCGCCACTGCCGCCAACTTTGACTTCGACGCAGACGGCGCATCCTTCACCAAATCGCAGCAGTACCAACACGCATTGCAACAGGCGCGCTACTGGCAGGGCAAGCGATTACCCGGCACATGGATGGTGCAGACCGCCGTTGCGCCCACCGAGTCGGTTGTCGGCAACTGGAATGACCCTTATTCACCACAGGACTATTAACCATGAAGACATACAGACACCCGGAGACGGGGCATAAAACACGTGTGGCCGATGACGACGCCGCTGCCATTGCATCACTTGAAGCGCAGGGTTATGTCGAATGGGGCGCTACGGAAGTCAAGCAGCGCATCGCAGACGCAGCCAAAGCCGTGGAAGACGCCAAAGCCAAACTCAAAGCAGCGCAGGAGGAAGTCGCCGCAGGCCATCCTGCGATCGAGCCGCTCAACCCAAACGCCAAAGTGACGACTGACGCCGACGACGAGATCGCATCCGTCACCGTCGAAACCAAGCAGCCAGGCCCAGGGGGCGCCCCCGCAACCGATGTGACGACCGTGCCCAAGCCGCTCAATGCGCCCGCCGTACCCAAACGGCCTAGCTAATGCTGACGGCGGCTGACCGCGTCTATACGCGCATCACGCAGGGCTTGACCTTTGCCGACCGCGCCATCGTGCGCCACACGACGAGCGTGGACGACGGCATGGGCGGCAGCGAGACGGTGACGACCTACACGGGCGACATCCCCTGTAGAGTGGCGCCGATGCGCGTGCAGGCGGCAGAGCCAATCATGGCGGGCCAACTCTCAGGCGACTTGCCCTGGGAGGTGACAGTACCCGTGGGCACCATCGTTGACCTCAGCGACCGCATCAACGTGGGCGGCACATTGCAGGGCACGCCGCCGAGCGAAACGATAGACGGCGGCAGGTGGTTCGAAGTGCTGGCGGTGTACGGCGATTGGACGAACAGCACGGCGCTGCAACTGCTGTGCGCGGAGCGTGATTCATAGTTACTCATTTTTCGGCCCCAATGGCCGAAAAAGGAGGAGAAACATGGCTAGTCGAGCAACAACCATCACCGTCATCAGCAACCGCTTTGCCGAGATTGCCGCCAAGATGCCGGGGGCTACAGGCGAGATCGTGCAAAAGACGCTACTTGCCATCGAGGCGCAAGCCAAGATCAAGTGTCCCGTAGACGAGGGCAATCTACGCGCCAGCATCCAGACCGAGATGGAAGACGATACAAGCGGCGTCTGCTATACCAACGTCGAGTATGCGCCCTATCAAGAGTACGGCACGGTCTACCAGGCAGGCACGCCCTACATGACGCCTGCCGCCGAAGGCGAGCGCGGGCGCTTTACGGCAGCGATGAGCAAGTTGGAAGGGATGCTCGATTGAACGAAGTGTATAGCAGCGAAGCCATTATCATCACTCTGGACAAGGGCTTGGACATCAATGATGTTGATGAGCTTGTCGCCGCCATTGGTTTATTGCGCGGCGTTAGCGATGTCTCAGTGATTGAAGCCGATGGGCAGGACAGGGTAATGCAAGGCAAAATCCGCGCCTTGTTTCTACAGGCATTGCATGAGGCGCACCTTGAATGAACCCGTCGCCGCTGACCAGTGGATATATTCGACGCTCAAGGCTGACAGCACTTTGACAGCTTTGATAGGCGGCGCTACTTCTCCGCGCATCTACAACGAGCAAGCGCCGCAGAACGGCACGGCCACCGTCTACCCGTGCGTGATTTACCAGATGCAAAGCGCCGTTGATCTTCAGATCGTAGGGCCGCGCCGCTTCTGGACGAACATGCTCTATCTGGTCAGGGGCGTCAACGAAACGGGTAGCTACAGCGGCTCGCTGCTCACGATTGCCGAGCGCATCGACGAGGTATTACACGCCAAGCCCGACCCTGCCAGCAATGCCTATGGCATCGTGTGGGCCTGCGTCAGTGAGCAGGCTTTCCGGCTGCCCGAAGTCGTTAACGGCAGGAACTTCAGACATAGTGGGCGGATTTTCAGAATATACGCCTCGAAAGGAATGTAACTATGGGGCTCGCCTCAATTTACCAGACCGCTCAGATCGGCGTCGAAGTTACGCCAGGCACGGCTATAGCCGCGTCGAAGCGGCTGTCATCGGTCGGCTTTTCGATGAGTCCAAACCCGGACATTTCAGTGTTTCGGGCATCCGGCAACAAGTATCCATCCGTCGCCAGCTTGAACCGGGAGTGGACGGAGATCGACATCGACGGCGCCATCACCTACACCGAAATTGTCTATCTGCTTTCGGGCATCTTAGAGACGGCGACGATTGTCGCCACCGCGCCTACACAAACATGGACGTTTACGCCGTCTACCTCCGCCGCCGATGCGATCAAGACCTTCACGATTGAGCAGGGCAGCGCATCCAGAGCGCACCGCGTATCCTATGTACTCATCAACGACTTGACGCTTAGCTTTGGCCGTGACGAATCCACGATTAGCGGTAGCGCCATCGGCACGGCGCTTGAAGACCCGCACACGCTCACGGCTACGCCCACCGAAATCGCCTTAGTGCCTATCACCGGCCCGCAGATCAAAGTGTATTTAGCGGACACGGTAGCGGCCTTGACCGGCGCTACGGCACTGGCGGGCGCCATCTCCGTCGAATGGTCGCTCACCAACCGCTTTGGCCCCGCCTGGTTTTTGAACGGGCTAAACGTATACACGCAGCACGTTGAGCTGGAGCCGACGCTTGAAGTGACCT